CATCCTCAGGTAGCAGCCCAGGTCGGCCCAGGTGGTGAGCTCCTCCCAGCCGATCCACGGGTAGGACGATCCGTGGTAGTGCCAGTAGTCCGTCTCCTTCTGGATGAACCGCAGCAGCAGCTTCTCTCCGGTCGGCCAGGTCCACTCGGCGCGCGTCTCGTTGTACCTCGACGAGGGCCAGATGCGCGGGAACCACTTGCGGGTCTTCGCGATGACGTCCGCCAGCTGCGGGTAGGACTGGCGGAACAGGATCCCGCGCCACTCGGCGCCGAACCCCTGGCCCACGTGCTGGCCGAAGTCCATCAGGAGGCAGTCGGTCTTGCCGCCGCCGCGCGTCCCGTGGTACAGCACCTCGTACACCGGGCAGCTGAGGAACGCCTCCTGGCTACCGGGCATGGGCGCCCAGACCGCCGGGTTCCCGTCGACCACCGGGGTCAGCTGGCCGTCGATCTCCCGCCAGGTGATCGTCTTCAAGTCGTCTCCGCCAGCGCCAGCTCCCGCGCGAACAGCAGGACGTTCTCGCAGGTGAGCCGGGCCATCCGCGCGGCCTTCGCCTCGATGAGGTTCACCATCTCCTCCGAGAGACCCCGCGGCAGCGGCCGATCCGCGCGCCCGTAGATCTCGGGCGGGTACATCTCCATCATGGTCCGGATGGCCTGCTCGAAGTGGCGGGCCTCCACGTCGCCGCGGTTCACGGCTCCTCCTCGAGGATCCACGCGATCCTCTCCGCGGGCACGCAGATGGCCATCGTGAAGTCGTAGAACTCGACGACGATCCCATCCAGGCGCCCGTCGTCGCCGATGACCGCGCCGCCGCTCATCCCCCGGTGCACCGCGCCGTCGATCCACCCCTCCCGGGCGTTGCAGACCCGGCCCCACGTCTCCAGGGGAACGCCCTCGAAGGTCGTGAAGCCGACCATGCGCACATCCTCCCGGGGCTGGAGCCCGTCGCCCAAGGCGAAGGCGCGGCCGAACGACGCCGGCACGGAGACCAGCGCCAGGTCGGGGTCCGTGGACAGCCTCTCGAGGCGCAGCTCGCCGTGCTCGCACTGGGCGGCGCCCGCGAGCATGACGTGCGCCGCCGTGAGCAGGTACGTCCGCCCCTCCCGGTGGTCCACCACGCAGGCGGAGCCGACGAAGGAGCCGTCGGCGTTGGTCAGCTTGACCACGTCCCCGGGGCTGGCTGAGGCCACCACGAGGGTGGTCGCGGAGATCACGGAGGCGGCGACTAGGACGGCGAGGGAGACGGCGACGAGGAGTCTGGCCATGACCCAATCATAGGGGCAGGGACCCGTTCCGCTGCTCCGGCTCGAGGCGGGAGACGTTCTCCGAGTAGCCCATGATGTCCAGCCAGCTGTCGTCCTTGGTCCGCTCGGCCAGGCGGGACGCCTTCTGCAGGATGTTCAGCATGCACACGTCCTCGGCGGAGAACGCGATGGGGATACCCATGCGGCGGGTCAGCCACGCGCTCCACAGGTTCGCCGTCAGCTGGTGGTTGGATGACGGGGTCCCATAGGCCGAGCCGCGGCATGCAACAGTTTCGATGATCTGCTCGGGCCAGGGGAGGGGCGCCGGTCCCTCGGCGGTGAACATGTGCATGTGGCACTCGCTCCGCTCCAGCTCGATCTCGCCGTGCACTGGGACCAGTCGACCGTTGAGCTGAACCGTCCCCATGCCGATCTCCTCGTGGATCTCCACGTACTCCACCTCGTCGACCTCGTAGCCCTTCTGGGAGACGTTCACCCGATTCACGCCCATCGCGCGGAGCTGATCGCGGCTGTAGGTGAGCGGGGCGGGGCGGGAGATGGGCGGCGGCCCCTCCAGATCCACCTCCGGATCCGGCCCGAAGCGGATCCGCACCTGGTCGTGGTAGATCTTCCCCGTGTCGTCCACCCTGTCGAGGCAGACCCCGCCGAGGAACCGCCAGCCGTCCCACGGCGCCGGGCCGTCGAGGGAGACGCGGATGATGGCGCCGATGCCGATGGTCCGGATGTTCCCCTGCAGGTCGCCGATCTCGACGTGCTCGACGCCGATCCGGCGCAGGTCCGACTGGGAGAGGTTGATCATGGAGTCATCATACCCCAGGAGGCGGGCGGGGCAAGCGGAAAATTCTCCGCAGCGCCCAGAGGAACCTCCACGGCAGCATGATCAGGCACAGGCCCGCGACGAGCACGAGGACCAGCATCGCGAAGCCGGAGTCCGTCGCCATCTCCCACACCTCGTCCAGGATCTGGTTCAGCTCGACTCGGGGCACGTGACCACCTCCCCGACGTTGAGCTTGGTGTCGCAGCGGTGCCAGACCCCGCGCACGCGGGCGGCGGTGCCGCGGAACGGGATCATCCGGTCGTTCGGATCCTCGGGCCGGAGCCGGAGGAGCACGTGGCCGCGGAGAACCAGGCAGTAGAGGGGCCGACCGGCCAGGCGAACTCGGTCGCAGAGCCGCACGCCGCTGAGGATCCTGTGGGAGATCACAGCTTCGCCTCCTCGACGAGGACCTTCGGCCGCTCCAGGCGCCCGTCCGCCTCCATCATCCTGGCGACCGCGCCGGAGAAGATCGCCGCCTGGTGGCGGTCGCTCGACCAGCTGCGCCCGGTCCAGTACAGCCTCGAGCCGTCCCCCAGGTCGAGCACGATGTGGGCTCTGTTGTCATCCATGGACGGAAGGGTCCAATGTGGACGCGGGGTGGGCAAGGGAATTCACGCGATAGTCAGGAGGAAGGCTGCCGTGGGCACGAATATCATCTCCTTCGACCGGAGCCGCAGCTCGCTGACCCAGGAGTACACCTCCACCTGGGCCTCGCGGCCGCGCTGGGTGCGGGGGCGACCGTACCGGACTGAGCGCCTCCAGTGGTACTCGACGGAGCGCCCGCGGCGCCGGGTTGCGATGTGGTGGAACTCGTGGGCGAGGGTGACCGCGACGCGCATCGGCTTGTCCAGGTCCGTGCGGCAGCCCGGGGGAGGGATGAAGATCCGCACGTCCCGGGCGGCGATGTTCACGTCGCCGTGCACGCCGCGCTCCATGCGGGAGTGGATGAAGGTCACTCTGGTCCCGCGGCGGAGGTTGCTGGGCAGCTCGAGGAGGGCGACGCGGCGGACGAAGGCGCGGAGGTCATCCGTCCGGTAGCCGGTGCGGTTGACGACCCTCATGACTTGCGTCCAGTGGCGCGGAGCCACTCCCTGAACTGATAGAGGGCGGCGTCGACGTCGCCGTCCCCGACGAACTCGCCCATCGAATCCGCCGCCTCGACCAGCGGCATGAGGCGGGTGGCGAGCTTGTCCGCCAGCCACCCCTGGGTGATCCACATCTCGTAGTCAGGCCCCGGCTTGCCGCTGGTCATCTCGGCGGCCCAGGTCGCGGCCAGCGCCCTGGCGACGTCTGCGGTGCTCATGCGAGCCTCCTGAAGCCCAGGCGGAGGAGCTGGCTCGGGGAGATGTCGCCGGGGAGCAGCTCCATGATGCGCGCGGCATCCCGGCGGATCAGCGGGCGGGAGATCTCGAACTCAGAGTCCTCGGTGGAGACTCGGATCCCCCGAGCGTCGGCGATGGCCGTGGCGGGCTGGCCGCCCAGCCTCGCGTCCGCCACCAGCGCCGGGGAGCCGCAGTGGAACGGCTCGGGGGACGGGTAGCAGTCCGGGTCGTACTCGTAGTCGCGGGTGATCATCGGCGAACCTTCACGTGGCAGTCCATGCAGACGATGCCGGACTCGTCGGTGGCGGCGATGGTGCGGGGGTTCATGGCCTCACCAGGGGGGCGAGGAGGGGGGCGAACCGGAGCTTGCCGTCGCGGGCCGCGTCCTCCATGTCCACGTACTGATCGGAGCCGGGGAGCAGCAGGGCCAGGTCGACGTGGTGGGAGTCGCCCACGTCCTCGACCACGCCGATCATGTACCACCAGGCGCCGTCGTCGGAGAGCAGGGAGATGGGGTACCAGCCCTGGACGGCGGGGACGGTGGCGTCGTAGGGGAGGGAGGGGAGGTTGATCATGAGGTGGCCTCGAGCGCGACGAGGACTGCATGCCACAGGGCGTGCAGCTTGGGGGCGTCGGCGTAGAACGGATAGCCCGCATCGTCGTACAGGATGAGACCTTGGGGGCGGTCCTGGCGATCGACGCTTAGGTCGATGCGGGCGGCGAAGGACGCGACCGACTGTCGGAGCCGCTCGAACCGCCTCGTGGCGATGTCGGCAGCTTCGTGCACGCCGATATCCCCGCCCAGGTCGGCGGCGTCGAGGAGGTCATCCAGCAGGCTGCGGGCCATTGTACCTGAACTGTGGGACATGGACGGGGGAAAGGCAAGCGGGGATGAGAAACTTTCAGCGACTTGCGCTCGTCACGATGCAGGGGGCGGGTCCCCCCTTATGAAGCTAGGGGGGCGGGTGAGGGGGTAGGGAGGGGGGTACCCTAGCCTACCAGCCTTACCCATACCCCCTAAGCACTAGGCCCTATAACCGAAGGGCAACGTACCCCAACCGCTAGCGGCCAGCGGGTTATAGGAAGGAAGGGTATAGGCGGGCAACCGCACCGCGCAACCCAGATCCACCTCCCTCACCATATTACCTAGAAACCGTACCTTACCCCAACCCCCCAGGTAGATTTCAAGCACCACCCCCACCAGATCCCCCACCTTCACTACGTCGTTTACGCGGAACATTTTAGTACCCCTTTAGTTAGGCGATTTACCCGTAACGGCTAGGCGCTTACCGCAGCGCCCGGAAGTTACGGATAAAACACACCACCAGGCAGCCAAACCCTACGGCCGCGGGCGCTAGGAAGATAAGAACCAGGAAACCGGCCATTAGAAACCCCCTTACTTAGTAGCCCCCTAACGCTACTAGTATACGTTACGGCTACGCTAAGGCAAGCGCTAAGCGCGTACCTACCGCGCCGCCTACCCCACCAAACGGAATACCTAGCCTAACTTTACCAGCTAGGCTAGGCGTTAGAGCTTACCGCTTACCGCTTCAAAGGGTACGTTACGGTTACGCGCGCCGCAACGTCCGCGCGCGGTTATACGCGCCGCGGTGGTGAACCTAGTGAGGCTCACCAGACCAACCAGCGCGGCAAATATAACCGCGCGCGGACCTTGCCGCGCGCCCGCGCGTATACGACACTTGGCTTGGATGAAGTCGGTCCAGGCTTACCGCGCCGCGCGTTACCGGACCAAGCCGCCGCGCGGCGGCGGCGCCGCGTTATAGGACCAACGGACGAAAATATAACCCAAACCGGACCTTGCCCCGCGGCCCCGCAGAAGGTACGATTATTAGCCGACGCGCGGAGCGGCCCGCGCCGCAGCGGGGTTATAGGACCACGGGGCGCGCTCGTGCCCTAAACCCTCGTGCCCCTCGTGCCCTCATGCCCCAAACGGTCGTGCCCTCCGGCCCCCGCGCACCCGCGCGACGCGCGCCTCGCACATCCCGGACCCAACGCGGGCATCCGCGAGGATCTCGTGGCCTCGGTCCCTGAGCTCGGGCCACCCAGCGCCACGCTCAATCGCCTCAGGGTCAGCCAGCAGGGCAGCCGCGATCTCCAGGCCCACCTGCTCGCGCACCTCGGCGTCCTCGTAGGCATCGAGCCACTTCCGAAGGTGATCCGTCGTGAACTTGTCGAGAGTCATGGTTCCCCCTTTCGGTAACGGTTGAACTGTACCATCCCCCTCCACGAAGGCAAGAGAATCCCCGAGGGGAAGGGGAGAAGCTGGGAAGGGGGTACGACCCGCCTCATCAACCCTCCCCCCTCGGGGGCTCTCACTTGCCGAACTCTATCACGCACAGGTCCAGGCAGCCGCGCTCGTTCTGGAACCACACGTTGGGCCAGAACTTCGTTGCCTCCATGTGGGCCCAGATGGCCGAGCACAGGTCGTGCGTGTTGAAGAACTTGCCCAGGCTCTTGCCATCCTGGATCACCTCGTCCGGCCCAGTCGGGCGGGACACGATGATCACGTCGCTCTCGCTGGGCTCCCCATCAGCTTCCACGAATCGGTAGGTCAGCATTGGTTCCCCCTTTCGTAACGCTCAATCATCCCATCCACCCGCCGACAAGGCAAGACGGGACCGAGGATAACCTCCTGGGTCCCGGCTCACCAGACTCACGTCAGGAAGAGGTGATAACCTGGCTTGGCCACGCCAGCGATCAGCCGCAGCGGACCCTCCAGGCTCTCCTCGAAGGGTACGGTACCCACCTCGCGCCGGATCAGCTCCCGGAGGAAGGCGCGGGCATCGCCCTCGGAGGAGGTCACGAGCGTCGCCTCCCAGAGCTCCGGCCTACCGCTCTCGGGACGGTAGGACAGCGACACGCCATCCACAGCCTGCTCCGCTCGGAGCCACCCCTTCGCCGTCCGGAAATCCACAGCAATCGCGTTCATCAGTTCCCCCTTTCGTAACGCTCAAATCATCCCATTCACCCGCCGCGCCGGCAAGAGGAATCTCGGCAGCACGGCAGGATCGTGAAGTCGGACGCAGTGAACCCCATCTCCTGCTCCTGGAAGTCGGCGACCTCGGAGGCAACCGCAGCCTCGGGAGTCTCCGCCTCCACCTCGTAGGCGCACCCGGCGAACCCGAACCGCGGGTTCCTGGTGTGCTTGGCGATGTCGCGGCAGTCGGGACGGTGCACGCGGAAGTCGGTGCAGCCCCCGGCACAGTGGTTCGGATCGCTGATCACGGTGAATCGCATGGTCGTACCCCTTTCGTACCAGAACTGTACCATCCACCCGCACCAAGGCAAGGCTGGACCGAGGACTTCTCCTGGGCCCAGGCTCACCAGACTCACCCGAGGTAGATCGCGTTGGGCAGCTCCCGGTGATTCTTGCGCGGCACGATCCGCTCCTGCACCTGCATCCAGGTGGCCGCGATCGGCACGTTCAGGCGCCCGCACTCGGCATAGGCGGACTCGGGCTCGACTCGCAGCTTCTCGGTCAGCTGCTCCAGCACGCGATCCGCAGCGTCCCGGTTCGCACCGGCGCCGCCCACGTTGCGGAGGATCGCCCAGAGCACGGTCGCCTCGGATTCGGTCAGGTTCAGTCGCATGGTCGTACCCCTTTCGTACCAGAACTGTACCATCCGTCTCCGCGAAGGCAAGGCTGGACCGAGGATCTCTCCTGGGCCCAGGTTCACCAGGCTCACTGAACGTAGATCTCGTTACGGGACCCATGATGGGCGTGGATCACGATCCGCTCCGCGCGGCGGCGCCACTCCTCGCGGTTCACCTCCACGTCCAGCTTCCGGGACACCTTGTCGAGGATCGATTCCACGGCCTGGCGACTCTTGCCGGATCCGCCCACGTTGCGGAGGATCGCCCAGAGCACGGTAGCCTCGGATTCGGTCAGGTTCAGTCGCATGGTCGTACCCCTTTCGTAACGCTCAACTGTACCATCCAGCGCCGACAAGGCAAGAGAAACCCGCAGAATTCTTGGCGCCCCCCCCGAGGACCGGACCGACTTCATCCACACGAAGTGTGGCAAATCGGCCGGGCCTTGGCAAGGTCCGGCCGGAGATTATCCCTCGACTTTCACCTCGACCCACTCGAAGAAGCGTATGTCACCCTCCAGCTCGGAATCCAGGAACCACTGCTCGAACGTCGCCTTCGGCGTCCCCCGCACCCGGACCACGTCCACCACCTCGCCACCGTCGCTAGCTTGGATCACGATAACCTTCATCGGTTCCCCCTTTCGGTAACGGTTGAAGTCTCCCATACACCCCGCCGCGCGGCAAGGCTATTCCGGGCAGTCGTGCGCCTCGCCCTCGTGCAGACTCACCCCGCACCCGCCGCAGTCGGCGGTTGGCCCGCCCGCGGCCATCCGCCGCTCCTTCGCCTTCCGCTCCTCCTCGGCCTCCATCCACTGGGCCTTCTTATCGACCGCACCGGCCAGCTGGTCCAGCGCCTCGGCCCGCCAGTTCCGGCGGGTGCCGCAGCTCTCGCGGCTCGACTCCGCGGCCATCCCCAGGCCGTAGGCCAGGTCGTCCATCCCCTCGGCCGAGAGCACCTCGGCGAGCAGGCCCGCCACGTAGGAGAACGTCGTCGTCGTCTCGTCGCGTCGCATGGTTGGTACCCCTTTCGGTAACGGTTGAAGTATACGTTACGCCCGCCCCGCGGCAAGCGACCCCGAGAGATAACTCCCGGGGTCGCGCCTCACTACATCTCGTAGTCCCCCATCTCGATCAGCTCGTCCAGGTTCACCTGGAAGCCCAGGCCCTCCAGGATCTCCAGGTCCATCCGCTCGGGCAGCTTCTCCAGCATCACCAGGACGTCCAGCTCGCTCTCGACGTCCAGGCCCACCCACATCTCCAGCCCGTCGCCGAACTGGACCTCGACCCGCCCGCGGGACCCGACCACCAGCGCCGGCAGCCCCTCGCAGCGGAGCCCCTCGCCGTCCGCGATCACCGGGTCGCGCCCGCTCTCGAAGCGCTCCGCGCCCGCGAGGCCCTGCCAGTCCAGATCGTCAAACCTTCGGTAGCTAAGCATGTTGTACCCCTTTCGTAACGGTTGAAGTATACGTTACCCGCGGCGCCCCGCAAGCCTCCGGGCGAGAAACCGCCCCGCGCTGGTGAGTCTGGTGAGCTCGCGCAGGCTCAACCGCGGCGAGAGATAACTCCGAACCGGACTTTGCCGCGCGGCGGCGCGAATCCGACACTTGGCTTGGATGAAGTCGGTCCAGCCATCCCCCAGCAGCCCCCAGGTCCGGTAACGCTCGCGGGCGCGCGCTCGTGCCCCATTCCGTCGTGCCCCATAAGAAACCCCCGCCCAGGCACGTCGTGCCCGGTGACGGGGGAAGGGGGTTGGCGAACCCTTGTGTCAGAACCGCAGATACGCGCGGAACTGGTAGTCGCCGGGGTCGAGATCCTCCGCCGCCTCCGTCCGCACGAACTGGAGAGCGGATTCCTCCGACGAGGCCACCACGTCGTACTCCTCGACCACCTCGAGCCGTTCGCGCTGCTCCAGCACGTACACCGTCCAGATCCGCTCGCCACCCTCCAGGTTCGACTCCAGCGGCTGTGCCTTGCGGGCGCTCACTGGGCACCCCCCTCGAGGAGCGTCAGGGTCTTCTCCACCCAGTCGAACGAGTCGTGCAGACTCTCCGCCTCGTCCGCATCCTCGAATCGCTCGTTGAACCAGTCCGTGAAGGTCTCCTCGGCCGACCCGCGGAGCTCCACCACAGCCTCCGCCTCCCCGTCCACCATGATCACGAGCACCTTCATGTCCGTTCCCCTTTCGTACCAGAACTGTACCATCCCGGGCCGCGGGGGCAAGGCGCCCCCGGAGACTTTTCAGCCTCCCGACTTCACGATCCGGAAGATCTTCTTCAGGTCGCGCAGGTCTCGCAGGAGGTCCTTCCGGTCGTACAGGGTCACGTCCTCCATCGCCGAGCGCAGATCGTGCGGCTCGAGTGCACGGATCTGCTCGCGCCGCTCGGCCCAGTGGGGGGCACCGTCGCGCTCGGCCTCCTCCCTCACCACTCGCGCCAGGAACACCTCGTCGTACAGCTTCCCCTCCAGGTCGGTCAGGTCGCGCATCCCCACCGCCCTCTCCAGCCCCACGGTCAGGGCCAGGCGGGCGTACCGCTCCATCCGCTCCCCGACCACGTCGAGCAGGTCCTTGCTGGTCAGGCCGTAGTTGTCCTTCCGAGCCCAGAAGTCGCGGCCGACGTTCCGCGGCTCGACGACCACGTCGGCGTCGCACCAGATCTGCCAGTGGTCGTCGGGCCGCGTGTTCTCCCAGTGGCCGTCGGACAGCTGACCCTTGATCTCCATCTCGAGGAGGGCGGCCTGGGCGACGTTTCGGACGTTGATGGTAGGCATTGGTTCCCCTTTCGTAACGGTTCAATTCTCCCATCCGGCGCGGCGGAAGGCAAGGGGCGGCCCGAGATAACTTCTCGGCCGCGCCTCACCAGGCTCAAACCCGCTGATCGTCCAGCGCGCGCCAGGCGGCCCGCACCACGGCGACCGCCGCGGGATCCTCCTGGCGGATCGGCCACGGGCGGAGCGAGGCCGCCTCCAGGAACCGGCGCTGCCGGACCGTCAGGTCCCGGCACAGGGCCTCCTGCAGGCTCACGCTCACCTTGGTGTTCCCGTAGGTGAGGACCGCCCCGAAGGTCTCCCCGTTCACCTGCCGCAGTTCGATGTCGGTTGGCTTGCTCATGACGGAACTGTACCATCCCGGCCCGCGGGGGCAAGGGGCGGGCGGGAACTTTCTCCACGGAGTTGAGAGGGGCTCACCAGGTCAACTCCGGCGAGTCCGGTAACCAGGAATTCGCTTGCCGCGGCGCGGGCCGAATCCGACACTTGGCTTGGATGAAGTCGGTTCAGGCATGCACGGATCCCCAGGTCCGATAAAGAGGCCCCGCCTACGTTGGCCGGAACTGACTTCCGGCGCGCTCGGCGGGGCCTCGTGCCCTCCTCTCGTGCCCCCTCATGCCCGGTTGTGCTTCGCCAGCTCCTCCAGAACCTTCCGCATGCCCCGGTCGATGATGCTCCAGTGCACCCCGCTGTGCGGGGCGCCCTCGGCGAAGCACCTGTCGGACCAGGATCGCGAGTTGTCCGCGATCTTCGCGAGCAGGTGCTGGATCGTGACCGCATCGCCCAGGTCGAACTCCGTCCGCTCCGCACCTTGCTTGATTCCCACCTTCAATCGGAGCCGCGGGCATCCCGGCTCGTGGTGGTCATTGGTGGTGGAGGCACAGCAGGGCCGCGTCACTTTGCTCATGATCAGTTCCCCTTTCGTACCAGAACTGTACCATCCCCTCGGCGAGTGGCAAGCACTTTCTCACGCCTCGATGTCCTCGACCTCGAATATCTCGACCGTCCCCGCGCCCTCGAGCAGACCACGCAGACGATCCAGGTAGGCGAAGCTGAGCGCCTCCTGCCCCACGATGCGGTAGCAGTACATGCCCGTCGTGCCCCGGTGCCGGTTCGGCGTGCCCGGTGCCGGGTTGCCCCACTCCACCCGGACGCCCATGCCCGGCATCTGGAGGCGACCGAGGTCGCGAAGCAGCTCGTCGTGCCGGTTGTCGTTGCTCGGGAGCGGGGGGCTCCCGACGCGCTCCAGCGGGCTCGCGTCGTAGGACATGGTCCCGGAGATATAGATCGACTTCACGTTGCTCATGGCGTAACCCCTTTCGTAACGGTTGAAGTCTCGCATGCGGATCTGGGGCGGGCAAGCGGAAAAAGAGAAAGAAGAAGATACGAAGCGGACCTTGCCCAGGGGAGATCCACATTGGATGCTTGCCTCGGACGGAGTCGGTCCAGGGACACGCTAACCGCGGAACCGAACGATAACTCGCGGTGGGTTATCGTTCGTGCCCGATCAGCTCGTGCCCCTCAACCCCTCCAGCAGCAGGCCCGCGATCTCCGCCAGGCCGTCCACCGCCCCGCCGCGGTCGATCCAGTCGGCGAGCGCCCGGAGCAGGTTCGCGGCGTCTCCCTCGCCCGTGCCCCCGAGCGCCTCGAGCGCGTCCAGCAGGGTGTCAACCGGATCCACTGACCACCCCCTCCTGGCGGACCAGGCCTCGGATCAGTCCGCTCATCGGGTTCGGCGCCCAGAGCTCCAGCTTCGTGGCCTGGAGGCAGCCGCATGCCTTCATATGCTCCTCGGCCAGCTCCCGCGTCTCGAATCGCTGGAGGCCCATCAGCTCCCGATCCCCGTTCCCCACCTGCGCGACGATGAACATGGCTCGATCCCCTTTCGTACGGGGAACTGTACCATGTGGGGGAGGGCAGGCAAGGGCCGCGCCGAGAGATTGTCCAGGAGAGTTGAGCCTGCACGAGACTCAGGATAACCCAGGTCGGATCTTGCCGGATGCCCGTTCCGATGCCACCCTAGCGGGTGGGTGGGAGGGATCTATATCCGCCATGCCCGGTTATCGGATCATGCCCCAGGCTGCTCCGCGACGATCTCGTGCCCGGGCTCGTCGTGCCCCTTCTCGAAGCGCTTCGCCCAGGCGTCCACGTCCCTCGTCATGCCCCCCACGACCAGCACCCCGCCGGTGACGTTCATGTCCGCGGTGACGTGGTCGCGGAACTCGGGGATGTGACGCTTGAGGAGCAGCTCCATGAGGCGATCGCTGTAGGTCTGCCGCTGCCCGACCACGGCGCCCTGGAAGTAGACGTCGTCCGTGACGCCATCGACGGCGCGGCGCTGGGCCTCGCGGCA